AAAAACATAACTCATGTTTTCAAGGAACGAGTAAAAACATAACTCATGTTTTCAAGGAACGAGTAAAAACATAACTCATGTTTTTTTTTCATTGAAAAAATTGATGCAAAAAACAATCAACTGAATATGATATATAAAACAAGTATATATTATATAAAATGGCCGAATTACCCGATGATGATTATGAAGAAACCGGATCAAATTCCGAAAACGACTCTGATGTAGAAGTTGAAGAAGAATATGACGAATATAATAGGAAAAAAAAGATTATAAATAAACCAAAAATTAAAATTTTAGGGGAAGTGAATTCTGACGACGAGGACGTGGTTGAATATTCAGACGAAGAAGACAATGCTGAATATGAAAATACATTTGATAGCGTTGCCGAATATTCAGAAAATCTTTATGGCGATGACAAATATAAACTTAAAACAGCCACCGAGGAGGATGACGACGACGACACGCGACGTCAAAAGAAGCGATTAATTGGCATTCGTGATGATGATGACGATGATGACGACAACGATGATGATGACGACGACGGTGAGAATTATTTGAGGAAATTTGACGAGTCCATGAAGTCTAATATAATAGAGCAGCACCATCCTGAGTTGATAATGCATAATCATCAGGAAGTGGAGGCGCTTTGCCGCATAGTTCGTGACGAGAATGGCAATATTGTGGATCCTCTACATCGGACAATGCCATTCTTAACTAAATTTGAGAAGGCGCGCATTTTAGGTGAACGAGCAAAACAAATTAATGCGGGTGCTAAATCAATGGTGCCCGTTCCGGAAGAGATTATAGATGGATATTTGATTGCTCTTAAGGAATATGAAGAGCGCAAATTGCCGATGATATTAAGGCGACCATTGCCGAATGGCGGATGCGAATATTGGAAATTCGCCGATTTAGAAATTATATAAAATGTTTATTGTGAATTGTTATTTTTTATTCTCAAACATATAAAAAGTCGCAGAAAAAAACCCCCATTAAACATAAATATACTCAATTCACTCATACTCAAGATGAATCGTAAGCCACGCAAGTGAATTGTTTGTTGATCTGTTATCATATTGATATGCTCTCAATTCTAAAGGTATAATGGGATTTTCTTTATTACTATAAGCCAAATCATTTAAATATCCTGGATCATCGGGTCCAGTTGGATTCCATTCCAAATTGCTTCGTCTATATATTTTTCTCAAATGATGCTGAATACGGTTTGAATATTCTTCGCTATTTAAATGCATTATTCCGAGTTTTGTCTGATAATTAATATATAATTTGTCCAAAGTAGTTGCATCATCTATATTTTCCTGAAAATTGTCCAATCTGTGAGTGAATGGCGGCATGCCATAATGCGCATCGGTAACGCGTATGTCCGGATATTTCCATTGTAGCCAATTCTGCAAAGATAAATTGTAAAAGATATTTTGTCGCGATGTAAATCCAGAAATTGTGTAAATTTGTTTTCCGTTTGCGCGAATCCAGTTTTTTATGTCTAAAATGCTTGAATTCATGGTTAAACCCATGTCATAATTTGCAAATTTATAAATGCAATTGTTGTTTATGCAAATCATTATTCCCATGAAAACAGGCATGATGCCGGTTTCTTCATAATCGCACATTAAATAATTGAATCGCTCTAAAGCCGCATTGTGCGCAATTTCATAGTCAGATTCTTCGGAAACATTAGGAAATAATTGTTTTGGTATTTTGAAATCGGGACACATGGGACATGTAGGATGTTTTTCTTTTTTTAAACATGCCTTTATCCAATTATCAATGCAGGGTTCGCAAAATTGGTGACACCAGGTTGCAGTGACGCTGGCATGTAGGATTTTTATATTCTTGGGATCAATGTCTTCTTGACATATGATACAAGTCTCTATTAAAGATGTCATTATAATTTGTTAATATTTTATTTTTTATGAATGATGAAAGAAAAAGGAAAAAGAGATCAATTTTTAAAGGGAACCTTGGTTCCCTTTAAAAATTGATCCAGAAAACAGTTCCTCAAACAATTCACAAACTAATATAGAAATTACTTTACTACTACTTATACAAAGATGTCTTTCACCAACGATATTAAGAACCCTTCTCTATTTCGCCAAAATATGCGCACCAAGTTTGCGGAAAAATTCTTTAAGGATGAAAATTTTGCCACAAATCTGGAAATCGGCACCTTCAATTATGCCATCCAAGAAGCCAATAAATCAAAACTCATCAAAAAATGGGACAATCCGGCGTTTGTCACTCTCTACATAAACCGATTGCGAACCTTGTTTGTAAATTTATTAAATCCGGATTTGCTGGATTTGATAAAACATGACGAAATCGCACCCAAGACTCTGGCCTTTATGACTCATCAGGAAATGAACCCCGCGCATTGGAAAGATATGATTGAGCGCAAGATGAAGCGCGATGCCACCAAATTCTCTACAAATGTGGAGGCAATGACCGACATGTTTTGTTGTAAGAAATGCAAGTCAAGGCGATGCACATATTATGAGTTGCAGACGCGTTCTGCCGATGAGCCCTCAACAATTTTCATATCGTGCCTTGATTGCGGCAAACATTGGAAGCAATAAAATGTAGGAGGAATAATTTATGTTTTTTATTTTTATTCGTAAATAAAAATAAACTTTTTTCAAGGAACGAGTAAAAAACTAAGCACTTGTTTTTTTACATAATATTACTATTAACAGTGCCGGGCAAACCGTGTCCAAAAAGGATCATGTAAGCCAACACTAGCGCGCCAATCAACACACTTCTATCCTCAGCAATAGCCGGACTTTGCTTAAGACCCAATGTCATCAAAAAATAAAGCACTAAAGCAATAATAGCCGAATGAAAAAACATTACTAAACCTCGTTCCATTTTATTTTTTATATTATAGATTAAGAAGTTTTTTTATAGAAAAACCACTTCCTCCTCTCATGGATTTTGAAGTGAAATAATTATACGCAAGACTTAACAAGTAAAACAAAATAAATGCATACAAAACAACTGTCACAAACTTGATAAAAGTGCAGTACATGGATGGGTCAGTTGCGTTGCACACAACACCTGCACCTATACCTCCATAAATGCCTGATCCACCAATTCCTCCGCCTCCGCCTCCGCCTCTGCCTTTGAACGAATCCATTTAATTATATATTGTGCAAATAATTTAATGTGCAAATTATAAAATCATTTACAAATAATTTACAAATGATTCTAACTAAATCCTAAATGGCATTCAAATTCCTACACATTCAATCGCATTTCATTCATCTCTATTTCTTGACGGTATTTGAAGTTATTTTTTACATATATTATGTTATGCCTTATGAGAAATCTATTTTTAAACACATGTTTGATAAAGACATTAAACAAATAGATGATGATGTCATTTTTTCCATTATAACTTATCCAAAGGATTGCGACAAATACCAAACCGAATTGGATGACGCTAATAAAGTGTTGTGGAATTACTGCTTCATTTATATAGGGTCTGCCACCGGCATTTTGGTCGCGGTTTTCTTGCGGGATTTATACAAGATTAGGCAATTGTGGCATTCGCAAACCCCTATTTCGCCTTCCAAGTATAATTCCCAGTCTTCATTAGTGTCGTTCGGTAGTTTTCCAAATTTGTCAGAATATAAAAAAACAGATGACGCCGAAGGTCCATCGTCTGTTGAACTCACCAATTTGAATTCTCCTGTTGGAGAACCCAAGACCCCGATAGAGAAGGATCCATTTTATAAGTATTATTGGAACAATTCAGGGTTTCTGGCTGAATTCATAAAAACCTCTGAATTCATTATTTTGGTAGGTATTTTTGAGTATTTCTTCTTCATCTCTATCGTTGACAAATTTAAAATAGCCAATTCAAAAACTATTTTGTGCGACGTTGCCAAAAAGATAATTTAGGTTGATAGAATCCCATCAAAAAAGAAACTGATGCGACAATTCCAAAGATCTTAATATGATGACTTGCGATAGAGACTTGAAACATTTTAATATAAATATTGGCAAATAATATTTATATTCTATTAAAACAAAATATGAATAACATATATTATTGAACATAATGGACATTAGCGCAAACGTTTTGCAAAATGTCATTCCCGATTTACAAAAAAACACCAATCTTACTATTTATTTGTTGGATCCTCTATCGGTCATTGTGAAATTAGCAATCATCAGCAACAAACCTGTAGGAACAAAAATCCGAATATATGAAAATGTTATTTATTTACAAGAACCCGGATTCTTCCAAGGAATCACCCGATATTATTTGAATTCAAACAAAAGTGAAATTCAGTATCTCCACAATCCAATCTCTATCGCATGCGGTCATTTTTTGAACGCAAAATACGCCGACAAAACACCCGCCATTAAGAAGTTGTTTTCATGCGCGCTGAGAGGCCTTGATAAAATGAAGGAGACTTATGTCAATTGCCCCATCATCATTTTGTGTCTACATTCTTATTCCAACACGATAGAGAATTATTTGGAACAATACTTCAATGAATCGCTTTTCAAAAAGGATTTCATGACTACATATTATCGCGCGGAATTAGTCAGTCTTATGAATAGTCAATGGAATCCGGATCGTATCAAAATGGTGCTTGATATGATAGAGTTTTTATGTAAGGATTTTTCGGCGGCGAATAATGTCCAATCGCTAGAGATTTTCATCAATAATATTGATGCGAATATGAAATCCATTGTTCGGGGCTAAAGCGCATTAAGCGCAACACTCTCACCTGCGGTGAAAGTTAAGAGACAACCTCCGAATTCTCGGCTCTTTCCCGTTTGCTTTTTTATTTATCTTTTTATTTGCCTTTTGTTTTTACCTCGTCTCATTTTGCCTTTTATTTCCCTCCTTCATTTTTCGGCAGAATTATCGGCAAATTTGGACTGCATATATTCCATCAGTTCATCGTCCATATCTTGGTCCATATTTTGTTTCAAACTTTGTTCCAAAGATTCCTTTTCCTTCTCTTTGATCAGCGTCTCTATTATGTTCTTGTATTTCTGTGTTTTCAAATCCACTAAATCTGTGGTCGGCATAAGAACGTGTCCTTTGCTCCAATAATTATAGAAACAATGCAGGATCATAATTATCAATGCCGAAATTACACATACATTCAATATCCATGACATTTAATATATTTATCACAAAGAAGTATTTAAATTTTAAACAACGAACTTATCTTTTCCATGTTCTCCGAAAATCATTCAAGCAAAATAATACAGACTCATCTTTCTATATTATTTATAAATTACAAATAAAACAAAATAATCAATGTCTGAACCAGCAATTTTAGTCCTTAATACAGGCAAAACATATGGACGAACTCCGAATGGGAAACGTCTTCTCTATAAATGTATTCCCAATGACCCTTCAATTGGTCCCATTCTTGTCCCCTACACTATTGAAGCGCAATTTTCTAAAGCTGTTAAAAATAAATATGTGATTGTGAAGCGCGAAGTAGAGGGAAGCGGGGGCTTAATAGAGGAGACCCTCGGAAATGTAGACGAATATTTGCCTTTTTCGGAGTATCAGATCCGATGTAGAAATCTTAATGTTAAAATGTCGGATTTCACTAAAGCCGCGAGACAACCCATCGCAGATGATCTCTTTGACCATATTCCTTTTGACCCTCATCCGAATATTTTCAGTATTGACCCCGAAGGCTGCGAAGATATTGACGACGCTTTCTCCGTGAAAAATGTAGGAGATGATTTGTTTGAACTGGCCATCTACATAGCAAATGTGCCTGTTGTCTTGGAGGCGATGGGATTGTGGCCCTATTTAACTAGTCGGACCACCACCATTTATTTGCCCGATAGAAAGTATCCGATGTTGCCCACACGATTGTCGGAGGATTTGTGTTCATTGAAGGCAGCGGCTATTAGGGTGGCTTTTGTAATGACATCGCGATTCTATAAAGGCGAATTAGTGCCGGGATCAACCACCTATAAAACCGCGCAAATCCAGGTGAAAACCAACTATGCTTATGAAGATAAAAAACTATTGAATGAAGCCGATTATAAGATGATTTACAAAATTGCATTGGGATTGGATAGGGAAATTGTTGATTCCCATGATGTGGTGGCGACATTAATGAAATTCATGAACTGTGATTGCGCAAGGGTTCTCAAGGAGAACGATAGAGGCATCTTCAGAAACATGAAAAAACAATTAGAAGATGAAGACACGCGATTTGCCTCATTCAGTCCTTCTATACAAAAGGTATTGAAAACGTTTGAATCTGCATCATACGGATTAGCTGCTGAAGGGCACGCCGAGTTTGGTGGGCAATCCTACGTCCACATAACAAGTCCGATCAGACGCGCTGTTGATATAATTAATATGTCTCACATGTTAGACATTTTATGTCATAAATCTGATACAAAGTTTGCAGAAAAGTGTCGGATTGATTGCAATCACATAAATGTCATGGCCAAGGCGGCAAGAAAGGTCCAGATGGATTGTGAATTATACATGAAGGTAATTGGCAAAGAAAATTTGGATACTATTTATACGGGGATCGTGGTAGAAAACCCCGAACCAAATAGATACACGATTTTCCTGGAAGAGTTGAAGATATTTTCAAGAATCAAAACAATAGAGAAGTTGGACATTTTCTCTATCGGACAATATAAAATCTTTGTTTTTGATGATGAAAGCCGACTTCAAAAAAAGATCCGGGTTCAAAAATTCACAACATTATAAATGGCAACCGTATTTGTTAAAATGTGCAAAAAAAAAACATGCACTATTGTGGTATAAAAATGCATCTTTTCGCGATTTTCGGCATCCTCAGGAATGTAGGAAAGAGACAAATAATTATAAGTGCCTGTCCAGTTTTTTTCACAAGTATCATAAATAAAAATTTTATTGGATTGAAAATACACAATTACTGAATTAAAAATGTAAAAAATTACAACTAATAAAACAACAGATGTCCACGCATCATGCGCTTGTTTTCCAAATTTAGGACTTTCATACAATGTTACAGATATCAATCCGTGTGTCACAACTATCATGTCAATTGTTTTTGCAATTCCGTGGTCTTTTATATTATGCCAATGTGCCATGGTTGACAAGTAAATTGATGCTGATATCATTGTAATATTTGTGTGTCCGCGTGAATATGCTAATGCGCCATTTAATAGGAATGCTTGACCAGTGAAAAGACCAATCCTTGATATATATGGTGGAAACTCCATTGAAATTAATTTATTTGATAAAATATTTCTATACTATTTATGTAAAATTAAAAAGACTTTTCAAAAGGATTTAGAATAATTTATCCTGTATTGTATATCCACCATGTTTTCTAGAACTTTACTATTTATTGTTGCTTTTTCTGCTGTTGCCAACGTTGCTGCCAATCACTTGGAGCGATTTAAACAATGGGCTACCGATCACAAGATTGAGTTGCCCTCGGATGATTCGCGATTCCTCCATATGCTCACTAATTGGCGAAACAATGACAAGCTCATTGAGGAGACCAATTTTAAGAACCTTACATACACTCTTGGTCATAATGCCTATTCGGCCATGAACTCCGAGGAGTTTGCCGAGGTTATGCGTTTCGGCTACAACCGTGAGATCATCTCGTCCATGGGTCAGTCTAATTCCATGAGTTATGGCTCAGTTGGTGCTCCCGTGTCGGTTGATTGGCGCACCAAGGGTGCTGTCACTCCCGTCAAGGACCAGGGTCAGTGCGGTAGTTGCTGGAGTTTCTCAACCACCGGCGCTCTTGAAGGCATTTATGCTATCAAGAATTCCAACTTGGTTAGTTTTTCGGAGCAACAATTAGTTGACTGTGATTATATCCGAGCGGGTGGA